GAAGAAGCAATTTCTAATGCAGCTAAAGATCAACTATTTGAATTTAACGATGAAGTTACTAGAACAAACTTTGTAAATATCGTTGAACCATTCCTCCGCGATATTCAATCTAAGAGAGGAATTTTTGATTTTGTTGTTATTTGTGATGAAACTAATAACACAGCATCTGTTATTGATAATAATGAATTTATTGCTGATATCTATATTAAACCAACCAGATCGATTAACTTTATTGGTCTTACATTTGTCGCCACTAGAACTGGCGTTTCGTTTGACGAAGTTATCGGAACCGTTTAATTAACCTAGAGGTTTAAAACTATGGCAACCAGAAATCAATTAAATCCACCCCCATTAAGAAAGATCCAGGATTTTAAAACTAAGTTAACTGGAGGCGGTGCTAGACCTAACCTCTTTGAAGTTGTTCTTTCTTTCCCAACTGAAGTTCCAGTTGATGCTGCAGTTCTAGATAAGTCAAGATTTCTAATCAAGACGGCTGCTCTCCCAGGTTCAAATATTGCACCAATTGACGTTCCCTTTAGAGGAAGAACTATTAAAGTTGCTGGAGACAGAACTTTTGATAGTTGGACAATTACAGTAATCAATGATACTGATTTTGTAATTCGTTCGGCATTCGAAACCTGGATGAATAAAATTAATCGTCTATCTGATAACACTGGTTTAACTAACCCAGTATCTTATCAAGCAGATGCTTTTGTTTACCAATTAGATCGTGATGGATCTACACTAAGGGCATATCATTTTTATGACTTATTCCCAACCAATGTTTCTCCTATCGATCTTTCCTATGAAAGCAGCGATACTATCCAGGAATTTACCGTAGAAATGCAGGTTCAGTGGTGGGAAGCTGTTAAGGGAACCGGCGCAAATGCTGGTGGCGACAATATCAACTAAATAATACTATATCAAGATTTAAATTTATAATATGGCAAAACTTTTTGGATTTTCAATTGATGATAATAGTGAAGAAAAAAGAAAGTTAGTATCCCCCGTCCCTCCAAATAACGAGGACGGGGTTGATAATTTTATTGCCAGTGGATTTTATGGTCAATATTTAGATATTGAAGGCGTATATAGAACTGAGTTTGATCTCATTCGTCGTTACAGAGAAATGTCACTACACCCAGAATGCGAGGGTGCCATTGAAGACGTTGTGAATGAAGCTATTGTAAGTGATTTATACGATTCCCCTGTTGAAATTGAACTCAGTAATTTAAATGCAAGTGATAAATTAAAAGAAAAAATTAGAGAAGAATTTAAATCAATCAAAGAAATGATGGACTTCGATAAGAAGTGCCACGAAATTTTCAGAAATTGGTATGTTGATGGTAGACTTTATTATCTAAAAGTTATAGATGTTAAAAATCCTCATGATGGGATCCAAGATATAAGATATATCGATCCCATGAAAATGAGATTTGTTAGGCAAGAGAAGAAGGTAGATCGAAGAGATTTATTGAGATCACAAAATCCAAAATTAAGTGAATCTCAAAAAATGTTCTATCCAGAGATAGAAGAATATTTTATGTACACACCCCAACCAACTACTGCAGTTGGGACGTTTAGTGGAGTTGGTCCAGGGTCAGGTAATCAAAAAGCGATTAAAATTGCCAAAGATTCTGTAGCATATTGCACATCTGGTCTAGTTGATCGTAACAAGGGTACAGTTCTATCGTATCTACACAAGGCAATTAAATCACTCAATCAACTTAGAATGATTGAGGATTCTCTTGTAATTTACAGATTGTCTAGAGCACCAGAACGTAGAATTTTTTATATTGATGTTGGGAATCTTCCAAAAGTAAAGGCAGAACAATACCTCAAAGAGGTTATGTCTCGTTACAGAAATAAACTTGCATACGATGCCAATACTGGTGAAGTTCGTGATGATCGTAAGTTTATGTCAATGATGGAAGATTTCTGGTTACCTCGTAGAGAAGGTGGCAGAGGAACCGAAATCACGACTCTTCCTGGTGGTCAAAATCTGGGAGAACTTTCTGATATTGAATATTTCCAAAAGAAATTATATAGATCTTTAGGAGTACCAGAATCAAGAATTGCCAGTGATGGTGGATTTAATTTGGGCAGATCATCAGAAATTTTAAGAGATGAATTAAAATTTGCCAAATTTGTAGGTAGACTGAGAAAGAGATTCAGTAATTTATTTACGGATTTATTAAAAACACAATTAATTCTTAAAAATATTATTGCAGCAGAGGATTGGGAAAAAATTAGTGACCATATCCAATACGATTTTCTTTATGATAATCAATTTGCAGAACTTAAAGAATCTGAATTAATGACTGAGAGACTAACTTTACTATCAACTATTGAACCATATATTGGAAAGTATTTTTCTCAAGATTATGTCAGAAGAAAAGTTCTTCGCCAAACTGATTCAGAAATTGTTGAAATTGATAAGAGAATTGAAAAAGAAATTAAAGATGGTATAATTCCAGATCCAAGTTCTGTTGATCCAATAACCGGAGAACCTCTACCACCCGAAGGTGGTCAAGGTGAAGAAATGATGGGTATGGGAGAAATTCCACAGGAACCAGATTTGCAGCAAGATGCTCAGGCAACACAGGTTAAAGCAGAGAAAGACTTTAAGAAGGCAGAGATATAAATAAAATATAAACATATAAAATTTTATGGAAGAAATTATCGATTTGATTGCCACCGATGCTGCTGCGGCAGATATTTCGGATGCCATTAAAAATACACTATATTCTAAAGCTGCAGAAAAAGTTGATTCTGCCAGACCACATGTTGCATCTTCTCTTTTTGGTGACGGTGAAGTTGGTTCAGAATCCTCGGAGGTGGGGGAAGAATAATGTCAGTTACAAAGATTATAGAAACGCAAGTAGATACCGGTACTAATGCCGGAGCTGCTACTAGCATTAACTCCGCAACTTGTGTTCGTTTATACAATAATCAATCTGGTGTGGTTACTGTTGGAGTAAGTACCCTAGTTGGTGCAGCATCAACAAATTATTTTGCAATGCCAGCAGCATCTGTTGAATTTGTACAAAAACTTGGATCCGATGTTATTTGGACATCAGCAGCAATTAAAGCAAATAAAGTAGCATTCACAAACTAAAATGAAACTCATCACAGAAGAAGTATCACAAGTTAAGTTTATCACCGAAGGTAAGGGTTCCGAAAAGAAAATGTATATTGAGGGAGTTTTCCTTCAAGGTGATATTTGCAACCGTAATGGTAGAATGTATCCTATGGAAACTCTTACCCGCGAGGTAAAGAGATATAACGAAGCTTTCGTTGCAAAGGGTCGTGCTCTTGGAGAACTTGGTCACCCAGATGGTCCTACCGTCAATCTTGACCGTGTTTCTCATAAAATTGTTTCATTAGAACAAAATGGAACAAACTTTAGAGGTAAAGCACAACTTCTTGAAACCCCAATGGGTAAGATTGCAAAATCTCTTATCGGTGAAGGTGTTTGCCTTGGCGTTTCTTCCCGTGGTGTTGGATCACTTAAGATGACCAATGAGGGTCATAAAGTTGTTGGTGAAGACTTTATGTTGGCAACTGCTGCTGACATTGTTGCTGATCCTTCTGCACCTGATGCTTTTGTTCAGGGAATTATGGAAGGTAAGGAGTGGGTTTGGGAAGGAGGAATTCTTCGTGAAAGACTCGCAGAGCAAACAAAACGCAGAATTAATACTCTTGTAGATGAAAGTACTTTACAAGAACATAAGATTCAATTATTTCAAGATTTCTTAGCAAATCTTTAATTTATAAATAAATATAGATTATAACACAGATCTAAAACAAATGTCCGTTGGTAGCAATTTACAAGAAATGGAAAACGTAGTAACCAAAGGAGCCGCCGCTGCAGAACCAATGCCAAAATTAACCACGGGTATTCCTGCTGGTCAAACTGGTAATTGGGAAGATTTAGGTGGTCCAACTCCCGAAAATTATACAAATGATCCCGAGGGTCCTGCAAAACTTAAGGAACCTGGAGCAACTCTTTCTCAAGTTAAAGATGTTGTTACCAAGGGCGCAAAACCAGCCGAACCTATGAAGTCTATGGCTTCACCTGTAAAGGAAGAGGAAGAACTGGATGACGAAGATCTCCTTTCCGAAGGAGAGTATGGTAAAGAGGAAAAGGATGGCGAAGAGCCTGTCGAAGTTCCTCATAAAGAAGGTAAAAAGGAAAAGGGTGAAAAGAAGGAAGGTAAAGGTCATGAAAAAGATGAAGATGAAGAAGGCGAAATGAAGAAAGAAGAGTATGACATCGAAGAAGATGTCAATGCTCTTCTAGAAGGTGAAGAACTCTCAGAAGAGTTCCAAGAAAAAGCCCGTGTAATTTTTGAAACAGCAATTAATGCAAAGGTTGCAGAGATCAAAGAATCTCTCCAATCTTCATACGAGCAAGCACTTGTAGAAGAAATCGAAGCAATTAAAGAATCTCTAGTTGATAGAGTTGATGCATACCTTGAGTATGTTGCTGATGAATGGATTTCAGAAAATGCAATTGCTATCGAGCACGGTCTTAAGACTGAAATGACCGAATCATTCCTCCAAGGAATGAAGAGTCTTTTTGAAGATCATTATGTAACAATCCCTGAAGATAGATATGATGTAATTGAGAGTATGGTAGATAAACTTGATGAAATGGAAGGAAAACTCAACGAGCAAATCGAAAAGAATGTTGCTCTTAATAGAAGATTAGCAGAGTCAGTTTCTGATGTAATTTTTGCAACCGTCGCTGAGGGTCTTGCACTTTCTCAGAAGGACAAACTCGCTTCTCTTGCTGAAAATGTTGAGTTTGATAGTGAAGACAACTATCGTGAGAAACTAGTAACTTTAAGGGAATCTTATTTCCCAACTAAAGCACCTAGTGCTCAAAGAGATGTTACTGAGAATTTATCAGAAGAGGCAAACTACTCCGAGGCTCCACAAGTGAGTGGAAGAATGGAGAGCTATCTTTCATTGCTCAGTAAATTTTCTAATAAGTGATTTTTAGAGTATAAAGAATCAAACTAACTTTTTAACGAGGTAAAACAAATGCAAATGTTCAATGCAGAACAATTGCAGGAGAAGTGGGCACCAATCCTTGACTATCAAGGTCTCGATCCAATCAGAGATTCACATCGTAGATCGGTAACCGCTATCCTGCTAGAGAACCAAGAGAGAGAACTACGTGAAGAGCGTGAGTTCCTCTATGAAACTCCAAATATGAATACCCAAACTGGTGCCGGTGGTTACGGTGCTGGTTTCTCAGGTGGCGCTAATGGCGCTGGTCCTGTTGCCGGTTTTGATCCCGTTCTAATCTCATTGATTAGACGTTCAATGCCTAACCTAGTTGCTTATGATCTCGCTGGCGTTCAGCCAATGAATGGTCCTACTGGACTGATCTTCGCAATGCGTTCACGTTACGGTTCACAGTCAGGAACTGAAGCGTTCTTCAATGAAGTTGATTCTTCATGGTCCGGTCAAGACAGTGGATTTGATAACGAATCCGGTCTTTATGTTGATGGTTCTGATGGTGCTTCAGTTGGTCTTGGAACCACTGCACGTCAGGCAGGTACAAATCCAGGTCTCCTAAGCCCAGATTCAAACACCACCCAGGCAGCATATACTACTGGGCAAGGTATGAGAACTGATGACTCGGAAGCACTTGGTGCAACTGGTGGAGATCAGTTCAACCAAATGGCATTCTCAATCGAGAAAGTCACTGTTACCGCAAAGTCAAGAGCACTCAAGGCTGAGTACTCACTAGAGCTCGCACAAGACCTCAAGGCAATCCACGGTCTGAATGCTGAAGCGGAATTAGCAAACATTCTCTCAACCGAGATTCTTGCTGAAATCAACCGCGAAGTTATCAGAACCATCTACAAGACTGCTAAGTCAGGTGCGCAGCACAACGTTGCAACTGCTGGTAAGTTTGACCTCGACGTTGACTCCAACGGTCGTTGGTCGGTTGAGAAGTTCAAAGGACTTATCTTCCAAATCGAGCGCGATGCAAACGCAATCGCAACTGAAACTCGTAGAGGAAAGGGCAACATGATCCTCTGCTCGGCTGACGTTGCTTCGGCACTCACCATGGCAGGCGTTCTTGATTACACCCCTGCACTCAACGCAAACCTTCAGGTTGATGATAGCGGCAATACTTTTGCTGGTATTCTTCAAGGTAAGTACCGCGTATACATCGACCCATATTCGGGTGGTTCTAACCCCGGAGCTGGTGGCGGTCAGTACTACGTTGTTGGTTATAAGGGTTCTTCTCCTTATGATGCAGGTCTATTCTACTGCCCATACGTTCCTCTTCAGATGGTTCGTGCGGTTGGTGAGAATAGCTTCCAGCCAAAAATCGGGTTTAAGACTCGTTATGGTTTGGTTGCAAACCCATTCGCAGAAGGCGATGCCACCAACCAGGGTCTCGGACGCCTCAAGGTTAACAGCAACCGTTACTACAGAAGAGTACAAGTTGCTAACCTTATGTGAGTTAAATTCACATATTTCACTAAGGGGTCTTCGGACCCCTTTTTTTTATCTAAATAAAAATAAAATGCCATGACTTCAGTTTTTGATAAGCAAATTCAAAATAGAAATTACTTATCACCAATAGGATTTAAATTTACCTTAGCTAAAGAACCAAAGGTAGTTTTCTTTTGTAATTCTGCTAGAATTCCAGAAATTACTTTAGGAATTGCGAATCAACCAACGTATTTGAAAGATTTGGATGTTCCTGGAGATAAGATCGTTTATGGTGATTTGACTTTAAAATTTCTTGTTGATGAGGATATGGAAAACTATGTTGCTATTCATAATTGGATTACTGGATTAGGATATCCGGAGACAACTGAACAGTATAGAAATCTTGTGGCAACACCAGACGGACAAGATCCTAAAAAAGCATTTAGTGATGGAACTCTAAGAATCTTGAATAGTAACTATCGTGATGTTGCACTAATTAAGTTTAAGGATTTGTTTCCATATGCATTGTCATCATTAGAATTTGAGGCTGGAGATACCGACTACAATTTCTTTACAGCAGAGGCAAGTTTCAAGTATACTGTCTATAATATCCTAGATAAAAACAACAATCCCCTATGAATCTTGATGAAATCCAGGAAATGTGGCAGAGAGATTCTGTTATAGATCCCGATAACTTACACGATGAATCACTAAAAATACCCCAGTTGCATTCTAAGTATTATACTCTGTACAATACCATCACTCTTCTCCGTGAAAAGGCAAGAGAAACTTACAATAGAGTGCGTTTGGAACGCTACAACTACTACACAGGAAAGGCAACAGCAGAGGTGTATGCTGAAGAACCATTTCCGTATAAGGTAAGAGAAAAGGACGCCATACAGAGGTATATGGATGCCGATGAGAGACTCTGTAAAGTAGATTTAAAGATTAGATATTATGATATTATGCTTAAGTTTCTAGAAGAAGTTCTTAAAATGATTTCTAATAGAACTTATCAAATCAAGAATAGTATCGAGTGGCATAAGTTCACGGCAGGGTATAACTAAATAAAAATAAACTGTCGGTAGAAATGAAGACTTTTGTGCAATTTGTATTAATTTGTGAAAAGTTAAATAAAACTCACGATGAAAATTCTCAAAGTAAACTTTGGAATTATTTTATTGCAAATCCAGATAATAGCAAGATAAGAGATTTAATATTAAATAACGATCTTAAAGGAGCTGAAGAAGAAATAAAAAAGCAGGTAGCGGCAGCAAAAACAAATTCAGAACATCCACTAAATTTTGCAAATGCCGGAGATGAAGAGTTTTCCAAAAAAGAAGGACGACAACCTAATGATGAACAAGACTATAATAATTTTTTAGATGATTCTGTGAGCGGTTTACTAGCACTCAGCAAACAAAAAAAACTAAGAAGTGCTATCGAAAAGGGATTTCCTTCCAGAGTTACTGGAAGTGGTGCAGCAGAATTATCTAAAAAATTTAAAGATGCAGGTGGAACTGATAAAACACCTAAGGGAGATTTGGAAATATATAATCCGGATAATCCTAAGGATAGAAGAGGAATTAGTATGAAAAAGGGTGCTGGTGCCCAGTTAGCATCAGCAGAAGGTGGTGAATTGAAAGGAATGTATAAGATTGCTACCAAAGAATTTATCAAAAAATTTCACAGTGATAAATCTAAAGAAGAAAGAAATAAAATTGAAAAAGAAATTATGAATGATGCCGAACGTCTTTCGGCAATAGGACGTTTACAAAAAACAGCAGGAGAAGCACCAGATGTTGATAAACAAAAGCAAAGTTTAAAAAACGTTTCTCAAGGAATATCAGATAGACTTCTTGACAAGTATCCACAATTTGAAAGACTATTATCTCAAGTTGCAACCTCAGGTAAAGGAAAATTTAAAAGTGATGCAGGAACAGCAGGAATTGTTCTAACAGGAAAAAATAAAGATAAAGAAGCAACTGCCAAACCATCAGAACAGCAGAAGAGTTCAAAACCAAGATTAGCATTACCTAAAGGCACATCTCGTCCAGGAAATTTAAAAATTGATTATAGACCAGAGGAACCAATTTCCAGACAATCTACATTTTCCGATTTTTCAAAGCAAGCAGCAGAAGCACAACAAGCACTTGCTGCCGCTGAAGCAGAAAAGAAATCTGCGCAAAAAGAATTAGAAACAAACTCTGATGGAACTAGAACTTACTTGCAGCATCAGGCACAAAAGAGAATTAATAATCCAAATCTAAATGCAAGATTGGCAAATGCAGATCAGGCAGTACAAACGGCAAATATGACTTTTGCTGATGTCCAGGCAAAAGCGGCACAAGCAAAAGAAAGATTATCAGCACAACCTCAACAACAAAAACCTGAGGTACAACAGCAACAAAGAACTGATCCCGTTGATACTAAACCACAGCAACCTACAACAGTACCATCACAACCTCAACAACCACAAACTCAACCAGAAACTCCAGAACAAAAAAGGAGAAAGAGGGAAAGAACTGATGCTGAAAAAGCAGATACAAGAGCAAGAATGGATGCTGCTGGTCAGGCGCAAGGTCTCCCAAATTAGACAAATAAATACTCATAACTGATACTTTATGAATGTCTCATTTGGTTATATCAAAGAAAAATGAGGTCTATCTCCATATTCAGGCAGAACCTCATGTATATTATGAACTAGCAGACCAATTTACTTTTGATGTTCCCAATGCCAAGTTTGCACCGGCATATAGGAATAAGTATTGGGACGGAAAAATTCGTCTGTTCTCTACGCAAACGGGTGAAATTTATATTGGTCTTTTAGATAGAATTATAAGATTTTGTGAGACTCATAATTATACCTATGAGTTCAAAAATAATAAATTTTATGGACTTCCTTTTGAGATAAATGAAGGGATATCAAAGGAAGGTGTAAAAGATTATATGACGGCAATCAGTAAGCACCCTCCACGCGACTATCAAATTGAGGGAGTATACGACGCTTTAAGACATAATCGTAAGTTATTGATATCTCCAACTGCTTCTGGAAAGTCATTAATGATATATTCTCTTGTGAGATACTACGTTGAGAAGCGGCAAAATATTCTCGTAGTTGTTCCGACGACTTCCCTTGTAGAACAAATGTATAAAGATTTTGCAGATTATGGATGGGATGTTGGTTCATACTGCCACAAAATCTATGCGGGAAAAGAAAGAGAAACTGATTCTCAAGTCATTATTACTACTTGGCAGTCTATCTACAAACTTCCCAAGCAGTACTTTTCCAGATTTAATGTTGTCGTAGGAGACGAGGCACACCAGTTTAAATCCAAGTCATTAATATCTATAATGACTAAACTTTGTGATGCCAAGTACCGTTTTGGATTTACCGGAACACTAGATGGATCCCAAACTCATAAGTGGGTTCTTGAGGGTTTATTTGGTCCATCATATAAGATTATCAAGACAGATGAACTAATGCAAAAGGGGCATCTTGCAAAATTAGATATTAAAGTTTTATTACTTAAGCATCCTCCAAACAGGTTCGAAACTTTTGAGGATGAAGTTCAGTATATTATTAATCATCAGAAGAGAAATAACTTTATAAAGAATCTTTCTCTTGACTTAAAAGGTAATACTCTTGTCCTTTTTGCCAGAGTAGAAGGACACGGACAACCACTTTACGATCTCATAAATAATAACAAAACTGATAATAGGCACGTATTTTTTGTTCACGGTGGAGTCGCTACCGAAGAACGCGAATTAGTTAGAGAAATTACCGAAAGAGAAAATAATGCAATCATCGTTGCTTCTTACGGCACTTTTTCTACTGGTGTCAATATCAGAAATCTTCATAATGTTATATTTGCTTCGCCTAGCAAATCAAGGATACGAAATCTCCAATCCATCGGAAGAGTCTTACGAAAAGGAGAAAATAAAGTAAAGGCAACTTTATATGATATTGCCGATGATATTAGTTACAAGTCTAGAAAAAACTATACTTTAAATCACCTTATTGAAAGAATTAAAATCTATAATGAAGAAAACTTCAATTACGATATAGTAACCATACCAATGAAAGACTGATGGGAGAAGAATTTTATTGCACTCTAAAACTAGTATCTGGAGAAGAAGTATTCTCCCTTATAAGTGTGGATGAAGGGGATGATGAACCAATAATCATCCTACAAAATCCTGTTATTATGAAGTCGGTTACTAATCAAACGGGAACATTTTTAAAGATAAAACCCTGGATAGAAACTTCTAGCGATGATATCTATATTATTAAACTTGATAAAGTAATTACTATGACAGAATCTAAAGATTCAATGATTATAGAATTATATAAAAAATATGTTTCTTCGGATGATGATACAATTGATGTCTATAAACCATCCGGACAGGTTGGAGTTTCATCCGAAATGGGATATTTAACCTCAGTTAAGAAAGCTAGGGAGATATTAGAAAATTTATTTAAAGACTCTAAAGAAAGCTAAGTCTTATCTTTAACGGGAACAAACCTATTCTACTTATGTTTTTGATACTTGTCAAGCCCCTATTTTGTGTGGTATAATAAACATAACTTATACGAACAAAAACAATGCTATGCCAAAGAAAAAGTCAGAACATTATGTTAATAACAAAGAGCTACTAGAAGCTCTTATCGTTCATAGGACGAAAGTTGCCAAGGCAAAAGAAGAAGGACTACCAAAACCACGTATTAGTAATTATCTTGGAGAATGTTTCTTAAAGATTGCTACTCACCTTTCATATAAACCCAATTTTGTCAATTATATGTTTCGTGAAGATATGATTTCTGACGGAATAGAAAATTGTGTGCAGTATATCCATAATTTTAATCCAGAGAAGTCACAAAATCCTTTTGCATACTTCACTCAAATCATTCACTATGCTTTCTTGAGAAGAATTCAGAAAGAGAAAAAGCAGTTAGATATTAAAACCAAAATTATCGAAAGAACTGGATTTGATGAAGTTATGACAGTTGATGACGGGTTGCTTTCTGGCAGTAATTCCGACTATAATACGATGAAGGACAACATCCAATATAGAAACGGAAACCGATGAAGGTAGCAATTCTTACCGACACTCACTATGGTGCCAAAAAGGGTTCAAAGCATCTGCACGATTACTTTGAACTCTTCTATAAGAATGTATTTTTTCCTGCCCTTGAAGAGCACGGGGTAGAGACAGTCATTCATATGGGAGATGCCTTTGATAGTCGTAAGTCAATTGATTATCAAAGTTTAGAGTGGGCAAAGAGAGTTGTATTTGAACCCCTCAAGCAATATGATGTTCATATGATTGTTGGTAATCACGATTGTTACTACAAAAATACCAATAATGTAAATTCTCCTGCTCTTCTTCTCAAAGATTATCCAAACATTAAAACTTATAGTTCCCCAACGAATACTAAGGTTGGTGGAATTGATATGACTTTTATTCCTTGGATTTGTAGTGAGAACTATGATGAAACTCTAAAAGTTGTTAAGAAATCCAAGGCAAAGGTTGCACTGGGACATCTTGAACTCAAGGGTTTCCGTGTCAATAAACATCTTATAATGGAGGAACATGGACTGGAAGCGAATCTTTTTTCAAACTTCACAAAGGTATTTTCTGGTCATTACCACACTCGTTCTGATAATGGAACTGTGTTCTATCTCGGTAATCCTTATGAAATGTAT